TAAATGCCATCATCAGATGCAAAGTAGATACGGTCCTCATTATAGGCGACAGAGCGCTGGCTGAATGTACCCTTTTGTCCAATTGCATTTTCAAGCCTAAATGTAGAGTTTTCTGAGCCATAAAGAGCATACTTATTATTACGTGTAATTTCATAGAGAATGCCGTTGAGTTTAGCAAATGCTTTTAGGGGGTCAGAGCTACGGGGTGCGCCTGAGTAATAGAAATCTGTGCTAGTAAAGGTGTCGTATAGACCAAAGTTTGAATAGAAAGTTTTATTGAGGTCTACTGCCGAGTGACAAAACAACAAGCCCTTATGTTCAATCAGGCCGATTGCATTCTCTGGCGACGTAGAAACCTCTGATGCTGCTACAAAATTATACTTCCGTAGTTTTTGATAGCCTGTAGTGTAGTAAAGGGTATCATTTAGGTACCAGAAATCTACTAGGGTGCAAGAAGTATTTAGGCCACTGTCAACAATTGTTATAGCCCCGGTTGACTCATTTACTTCATAAACGTTTGTTTGGTGCGCAAAAAAGGTCTTATTTGTACCATCAGGCCGGGTAAGGCGTATGTGGCCCTTAACTCCGCCAGCGGTTGATGAGTGGAGTTTTACATTGAAGTCTAGACTAGCGTCCTGCCAGGTTGTACCTCCGTCTATGGACGTCTTGCCGGTTGATGCCGCTGTTGTCGTTGAGATTTGGTAACTATTCTTACCAGACCTTTGTACTGACCCTACTATCCAATATGTTGTACCTGCAATTATGTCCGGGCATGTAATAGATAAAGATTTCACGTACGAAGCCGTAGGTGATATGTCTTCTTGAGCAATGACTGTCCTAAATAGCTCAACCCCAGGGGTTCCGCCCCCGTCACTATATAGAGCCAGAACGACTGACCCTGTTGCGGTAGATGGCCTAGCTAAGTTAGCAGAGATTGCCGTTACTCTGCTTGTTGATGATGGAATAACTTTTTTAGCCCACCATGTCGTAGTGCTAAAGTCGAATACTCCAGGCCCCGTTGTGCTTGCTTGCTGCGCTGTGACCGCCTCACCAACAGGAACGCTAAAGAAGTCGGGCCCTTTGCGCGTAAACCATTTCCCTACCTCTTCTTCTCGCGCATCTGTTATATAACGCCAAAATTCTTGTGATACTTCATCATTTGAGCTGTTAGTATCAAGGCCCCCAGTAAAACCGTATTCACGAGTCTGGGATTTTGACGTAGAAATACTAGGGATTCTAACTGGTCGCCGGAGCCTTGACCTATACATCAGTCCTTACCCGTACGGTTGGGATAATCCCCCCGCCCATTTGATGCACTGGAGAATAAAGGAGTGCCATGTTCTCTAGCCCCTCCTCATATTCTTGTCGATAGGTTGCGGCAATATCATGGTTCTCACGGTACTTCTCTGCCTTATACAGTGCGTAATTTTCTAGGAGTTCACGGAATGATTCTGGTACGGTCGGTATATCTATGCTCGTAGAAAGCGCAGCCGGAGTTTTGTAGTATCTTTGCCTGAACTGGTATGCCTTATCAGCAGGGCGGTCAAAATAAATCTGATTACCAAACTCCGTCCATTGAGTTGGCAGCCCAGGACTATTAATTGCTGGGTCTACATTTTGCTCAAAAAACTGCCGGTGTGGGACATAGTTCTTTTCCTCTAGAATAAACTGCTCTGATTTATTGACAGGGTTATATACCACACCCCCAATTGTTGCTTCGTGGTCAGCCTGTTGGTCATAAGCATATTGGCCCACTGTAAGCGCCCCTGATACTGCTTTTTCGCAGAACTTAAAAGCATGAGTATGGAATATTGCACGTTGTGCGGCATTAAGATAACGTGTTAATCTGCTCTGGCTAAAACTAGAGTCTTTTAAGTCGTCCTGTAGTGAAGTCTGTAGATCCAAAAGTGTATAGGCCATTTACGCCGATACATCTACCCTTGTTAGCTTATATTATACACTAGTTGCGGGGTTCCAGACAGTGGAAGTTTCATTACTAGAACTAGACATTATTCCGCCCAAAACAATTCTTCCGCCAAACTTATCTACAATAAAGCCCCCAAACTTATCTATTAAGAAGCTGGCCTGGCTGTTCTCTGTAGCACCAACCCACTCGCTGGTAATTTCAGTAGTAGCTGGGGTGTAGTTTACGCTCATTGCTACGCTTTCTCAATTTCCACTTTTGTCTCACCATCTTTAGGAACTGTAGATTCACGCAAAACCTGAATAGCCTGCTGAATCACGGCGTGGTCCTGCCGACTGCATTACACATCTTCCTGCTCCGCTGTCGCATCATTCACGATTTGTGCAAGGTCTGCTTTATTACCGCCTAGTGCCTCGAAGCGTAGTGCCATCTCCTCGGCTTGCTTTGGAATATCTGCAAGGTCATTACGGCGAGCAATCTCGTCCATGATGTTTTGGCGTTCAGTTTGTAGTTGTTCTTCTGTGAGTGTTTTGTAGTTCATTGGTTTTCTCCTTTTGTTATGCTGCTGTTCCTGGTAGGGTCGTGGGCCATGCGTCCGTGGCTCGCCATGACCATGCGCCGCGCAGACCTGCGTTGGCTCCGGCGAAGTTAAGTGAGATGGAGGTTCCTGCCGTTCCAAACCATGCTGTTCCGGCGTATCCGGGGCTGATGTACGAGGGGATTCCCGCGAAGCCTAATGGGAGGGTGAGCACCGCCGTGGTGGTGTATCCGGCGATGGTGACAACGTCCATCGCCAGGAAGACCGTGCCGTTGACTCGTGACAGTCGCGCCTGCGACCCGCCGCTGTAATAGGTGCCCGAGATGGATGCTGAGATGTTCCGGCTCCCGGTGTCACCCTCCAACACTTGCCACCCAGTATTCCCAGTACCACTCTTTTTTATCCAGCTTGATGCGCCGTTAGTGACTGCTGTGTCGATGTAGATAGAGCCAACATTTGCGGTAACTACACCCTCTGGGAAGCCTGTACCAGATAGCATGGATAGCTCTGTATTGCCTAGTCTTATCCTCTCTGTAAACACGTGAAAATATCGGTTTGTGGTCTGTCCTAGGTTGTAGGTCGATGCAGACGTAGGACGTACATCGGTTGTATTCAAGGCACCTGTCATCGTATCCCCAGCCTTATTGACCTTTAGGGCGTCTGCTGTGTCTACATAGGCTTTGGTAGTGGCGTCGTTGGTAGCTGTTGGCGTTGACACGTTAGAAATAGTTCCAGCAACACGTAGTGTGCCGTTAACATCAAGCCTGGCTGCTGGCGAGGTTGTTCCAATACCGACCGAACCTGTACCGCTTCCATTCAAGGCGATAACGCCCCCCGCTGAGCCTCCATTCTGCATATTAGCAACTGAATTAGAAGACACCCACGTTCTAAACGTTGTAGCACCAGTACTTGTCTGGATGATGCCACCTGCATTATTGTCAACCGTTTGGTAGATTTTCAAAGCTTCATTTGCTGTTCGTACAGTACCGTTTATAGCTAGACCGCCGTCGATATGTGATGACCCTGACGGATTGATATTAACTTTTTCTAGTCCTGAAGTATCTGTCAGCACTAATGTGCCGGAAGATGACAGATAGCCTCTAGAGTTTGTACCTAGTAAGCCGTTTGCAATAAGCAGCGACTGAGTGATGGAGTCATAAAGATAGAACGAGTTACCAACATTGGTTATCCCTTCAAAGTACTTATGACCTGGGTATGTTGAACTACCTATTCTAACAAGTTGATCAGTCCCGACACCGTCAAATATATTCACTATACCCGTATGGTCTGTTGCTATAATATATCCACCATAGTACGTCGCATCTTGCCAGTCGTTCTTCCCGCCGACAGTCTCCTCAGAGTAGACCTTCTGTCTATAAGTACCATCAAGGTTGAAAGTATACCAGCTTTTAACAGCGTTAGTCCCAAACGCTGTCTCTCCCGTATATATGATGTCGTCAACGACAACAATGGCATCAAGCCCATAGTTTGCGTAAGGGGTAACATTATACGTGTTCAGCAGTGCCATGGTTGAAGCATCGACCACTGAAATAAACGCCGTGAATGGGAAGGAGAACGTGCCGCCGCCAGTATAAATTTTACCGTCATAGTAGTACAGCCCACCAACCTTTTCAGATATTGTTATGGATGAGACAAGCGTACCGTCACTAGCAAGCCTTTTCTCGATCTTACTATGGTCTGGTGCGACATAAATGTATGTACCGTCGGATGCTAAACCTTGGTTTGCAAGCGTAGGTGACATGAATGTACCAGTTGGCGTGAAGGATAACGAAGTTGACTTAAGGTTTATGTTGCTTAAAAACGTCTTCTCTCCGGGTATATCTTCGACATTCTTTAGGGATACTTTCCCATTCAGCGCCGTCTGTGTGGCTGTGGAAATGGGCTTATTTAGGTCGGAGGTGTTGTCTACGTTGCCCAGGCCAACAGCAGATTTATCTAATGTCTGCCAGGTTTTATCGCCTCTAAAATACTGGCCAGTGTTCCCAGGATTTATTGTTCCCTCTTTAGAATTTAAAGCGGCTTGGGTGGCCGATGATATAGGCTTATTTACATCGGCTGTATTCTCTGCATTACTGAGACCAACATCATCTTTAGTTAGGCTGACTGCACCAGTCTTGCCGGCAACAGAAGTAACTGGAGATTTTGCCGAGACGTTTGCTAGAGTCGTCTTGCCGTATTCAAGAGTTGTTGGGTTCTGTAGAAGAACTAACTCATCGCCAGTCAAGCTGGATAAATTGCTGAGTTCATCAACCCTTTTGTCTGTATTAGCCATGCTTTCATGGCATCTACCCTTAAACCTAAGTATACCAGTTTGGAGTATAAAAATATAGCCCCCAGGGGAGGCTATATTACTCTTTTTCTAGAGGTTTAGACGCTTGGTTTATTGCTCCAGTCGCCTGCTGCTCCGCTTTTCAGAGTGGTATCCAACTCTTTGGCCCTGACATCTAGCTCTTGCAGGCTAAAACCTGTCATTGCTGAGATTATAGATGCCGGAGTATTACTCAGTAACTGGAAGTCACGAGTGTTTTCTTTATTTGTTTGATTTCTTAAGTCGCTATCATTGTCGAGCATATCTCGACGTAGTTTTTCACCAAGAGATAACACTTCTACTTTGGCTTCTGTCGCCGCAGCAGGAACAGTTGTCTCTTTAGCTTCTACTTTGGCTTCTGTCGCCGCAGCAGGTTGTTTCGTTCTTGGCATAGTAATCCTTTAACTTTGTGGGGCTGTTACGGCCAGCCCCTTATGCCGTCAACTTTTAGACAAAGTTGATTTCAACGCAGGTGTTGTTGCGTTGGTTGGTCACACCGTAGATGACGTCACTACGCTGCTCGAAAGCACCAGAGCGTACGTTATCCCAGCCAGTAACCTTAACGTCCTGTTGCAGGGCTAGGGCTACAGTTTCCTTGTGGAACATGTAGGCTTTACCGGCAGGACAGTTGTTACTGACACGTACCTGAACGCCGTAAGGCGCAGCAGGCTGGCCAGATACGACAGGCTTACCGTTGTCCTGCATGACAAAGTCAGAGCTGCTGTAGCGAGTCTCTGCAAAGATGTCATTTAAGCCGTCAGGGTTGACCAGTAGGAAGACTTCATTCCACTCAGTAACGTTCTGTTCACCAAGAATCTGACGGGCCTGACGGATTTTACTATCAGTTAGGCCAGTAGCGGCGGCGGCAATGCTGAAACCAGCACCACCAGCTGCAACTGCAGCAGCTAGTGCAGCTACACAGTCGATGTCAATGGCGTCTTTTAGAACATAGGCGGCATCTTTGGTGTACTTCTGGCGCAGATTGTATTTACTCTGCACGTTCAGCATGTTAAAGATTTGGTGGGCCTTGTACTTCCACTTGTTAATTGCAAGGGTGACGGCCGTTTCAGTAGCGGTGTCAAAGGTGACATCAGTACCTTGGGCTAGGTCACGGGCAGCGCCAGACGTTGAGAATGGAGCAATCTTTACAGATTGGCCATACTCTTTAACCTGGTCGTCATAGCGATCTACGACGTCGGCAACAACAAGGTTCTTTTTAAGGTAATCTAGCGTATCGGCAGCCCAAACTATGGGACGATAGTCGCTGTGGGTTGTGGTGGTTGAACCAGCCATAATGGGGTAATCCTCTCTTGACTACCCGCCCAGCAAAGGTGTCTGAAAAACTTAATATTAATCAGACAGCAACCGCGATACAATTGCCTGGTTTTCAGGCTTTGCACGTTCCGCAGACGATAAGCCTGCATACCATGCATCAACATTCTCTTTAGTGATTGAATCACTTAAAGCAGAGGTTGTAGCTTGACCCTGGACACTTCGCGCTTGCTGTTTTTGGCGTACTGTCTCTAAGGCTTCTTTACCACCAGCCTGCTTTGCATCTGCTATCACATCCTTGCTACTAAGGGCCATCGCATACAGGTCATCAAAACTTAAGACACCGAGCTTTACTGCCTGGCCAATTTCTGGCCGGGTGCTCACAATTTCGGTCATCTTTGCTTCGTACTGTTTTGCATCCGGGTTGCTTTCAAAGTACTGGCTAACTGAATTAGCAACAGCAATTTTGCTATTAGACTCTTTCAGCGCATTTACTTCTTCGGCAAGCTCCTTAATAAAAGGTATGTTCTCCAGCTCTTCCGGCACCGTCACACCTTGTGGCGTTTCCGGTACGTTAGTTAAGCTTTTTTGGAGTTCAGACGCTTTCGCATTTGACTCGTGCATTGCCTTTTCAGCGTTTCGGTACATTTCAGCTAACTTGCTGACTGCCTCCGGGTCGCTGGGGTCAACGCCTTTTGTCTTAACCCATGATAAATTATCGTCTTCTGACGGTTCATCCTGGTTAGTGGTTGGTAATTGCGGGTCTTCTGTCGTTACCGCCGTATCAACGCCAGTTTCTACCGGTTCCGTAGTAGCTACTACGCCAGTTTCCTCTGGTGTGGTCGTGGTTGTGGTTTCTTCCATTTGACCTACTCCTTATAATTATTAACAGTCCGCCCAAGTTGGAGCACATCATAACGTCGGGTAGACGGCAGGCCATTTCCTGCTAGAGAAGTCAAACAATGTTCTCTTTTAATTTAATTTGATGTGCTCCACATAAGGACGCGGGGTAGATACCCCGTCTGGCGATTCGGCTGGGCGGACTTTTTAGTCCACGAATCGCCAGACAGAACATCTAAGCCTTATCTAATAGGCCCTCCTCCAGATTCCGTTTACGGGTCAAGATAAAATCAATCGCCTCTTTTATGCCGGCGGCGCGTTCAATTAGCATCGCCTTTGATTCAATATTCAGGTCTTTACCCTCGGCTTTTTGGTGGAAATCGTTATATATAATCCCCATCTGCTCCATAAAGTATTCACCAAAAGGCGTATCTAAAAAGTCAGATGCCATTTGAGCGGTTTGGAGTGCGGAATAATTAGCCATTCATGGCTCCTATTGTCTGTAAATCTGTTATTTGTTGGGGTGCGTTGTGCTGTATCGGGTCGGCTGGCTGGGTTGGCTGCGGCTTCTCTTTACCAATGATTCTGTCTAATTCTTCCTCGGATAGGTCATACATCTTTGGGTACATAATCTTTTTGACTTCCCAGAGGTCATTAGTTGGGTCTGCAATAAGCGCCTTGAATGATGCGTCTGCTTTCTGCTGCGACTGGTACTGTTGGCTTTTGACAGTAGTTTCTAAACGAATTTGTGGCTCATAAGTTGTGTCAAAGTCATCAAGCCGCAGAACCCGGAACTTTGGACCATCCATTGATGTAGTGGGGATTAGGTTAACCCTGTCGCCATACTTAAGAAGCATCCGTAGAACGATTTTTGCTCTTTGATAAAAAGTTTCGCGTTCAAGCATTCGGGCATATATTTCAAAGCGCTGTCCTGCCTGGTTTAATTGAGCTTTAATCTCTGTAGCAGTTTGATTTTGGCTAGAGGAGACGCCTTTAACTACCTGGTCTGCCCCAGTAGCTTCTCTGATTTCATTTTTCATGTTCTGGGTTTCAGTAAAGGCAGCTACAGGTACTTGTGGCTGTTCTACTATACTTAGTGCTCCCTGGCCGAATGGGTATACCGTTCCAGGGGCTTTCTTGAGCCGTGGAATCCAATCAGCAAACTTTGGATCAATTGTGCGCTCAGGCAGTAGGGCATCCGTGACTGCGTCTAAACGTTGATTTGTAACGTCATTCAGGTATTCTTGGGCCTTAGCAATCGGGTCAATGATACTCTTGCCGCAAATGAGTGACTCGTCTGCGATAAATCTACCGAGGCCAAGTGGTACAATCCCCAATTCATTTTTACGGCATTCAATTTCTGGGCCACGATTAGCAACACTACGGATGTAGTCTTTGTCATGGATCTCAATTACCTCTACTAGTGAAGATGCGTCGCCAACTGCACCTAAAAAGGTCTCTTTAAGCTGCTTTTCCGTGTCGTCGCCGGGTATACTACCAGGCGTGACCTTTGCTAGGTTGCTAAAGCGCGGTACTAATTCGCCCGTCTCAGGGTTAATAATCTTTTCATCGCGTAGAGCATCCAAAGTCGTTAGGTAGCGTCGGCCGCCCCAGTGTTCCCCGATACGTTCAGGGTCTACTAAGTCATTGGGGTCAGAGAGCGTAGGGTCATAAATTGCATCACGTACGCCAAGACATGTTAAGTGTGGTGCGCCACCCTCAAAGCTAAACCACTCACCCCCAAGGCCGTACATAAATGTGCTGCGGATAGTCTTAATGCTCTTGACGTCCCAGTTGTCCTTGTCCCAGAAGTAATCAAACTGAGCATTTAAGGCGCTCAGGTCTGGTTTGCGGCCATTCTTCTGATAAGAGGCGATGTATTTGTACATGTCCTGCGGTACAAAGTCTATAGATGGCTTGCCTGATGCGAGGGCGGCAGTAAGTGTCTCAATAGTACTGAATACCATAGGAACAAAGGTATTAGAGATACCCTTGTATGATTCGGCTACGCGTATGTTGTTATAAAGTTTGTAATTGCGCTTCCAGCGGTCGTGGTTATTCTGTTTAGAATACTCCCAAAACTCATTAAAGCGCTTGATGGTGTTGCCGCCATCGGCTGATAACTTTGTTGATTTTGAACGTCTTGCCACTCGTGAGACAGGACGCCTACCCGTTTGAGTTGATTGTACACTATTTACCATAGATTTACCACTGATTTATCCTCGACTGGACCCAGTCCGGTGTGTTGAGTGGTGCAGATGGCGAAAACACAGACGGTTTCTCCGCTAATTGACTTTGATATGCTAGCGAGTCCGATGCGTCATCGTTGGGTGCCTTGGGGAATAGTGTTAGCTCGTCCTCTACAGATTCACACTGGTTTTCGCCATTTATAGTTAAGTGGAAAATGCCGCCTCGTTCGTATCGCGGCACTAAAGCTTCTATGCGCAGTTCTTTGTGTGTGCCACCAGTCTTTAGTAGCTCTATGGTTAGATAAACTCCCCGACGCCGCATCTCCTCGTCAATCATGGCTAATAACCCTTGGGTGAACTGATTATCTTCAATCCCTATTTTGTGGAGGCGGTAGCGTGACCAGTTTGTGAACATCAAGTCAATTAGACCAGTAGCACTAAGTTTGTCGCGATAGCATAAGACATTCCAGTTGCCCTGATCATCTACAAAGTTAACTGTCACGCCAATATAGTCATTCCCATGCTTAATATCATCTTTTCCACGGGGGTCTATGGTCATGATGTTATAGGTATTAAGCTTGATGATGTCTTCATAGGCCCGGTACTTAAACCAGTGTTTGTGGAACTTCCTGTTTTCGTCATCAATTGGCGTCTGTTGATAAAGGGCCGAGAACTCGTAAGAGCCTATAGCACTGCGTATGGTCTTTAGCTGCTCTAAAGGGAACTTAGCCGGCCATAGGGCTTCACCCTCTTTGCGATACTGCTCGTCTTTAGTAGCAATAGCCTTGTACTCAATAATCTCCCAGTCGTCATACGGCTCACCCCTCTGTTTTGCCTCTTGTGCATCACGTAGGACACGCCCAGCAAGGTCATCCTCGTGCCAGCGAGTAAGTATCATAACAATCATGGAGTTGCCCTCAGCGCGGGTGTAGAACGTTGACCGGTACCAGTTGTACCTTGATGCGCGGATTACTGGAGAGTCGGCCTCCTCCCGGTTCTTAAATGGGTCGTCAATAATACCAATCTTAAAGCCACGCCCAGTAAGTGCGCCGCCAATACCAACCGCTGTATAACTGCCACCGTCATCAGTAATCCACTTGCCTTTAGCCTTAGCATCGCTTCTTAACCGGGTGTCAAACATTACTTTGTATTGGTCGGACTGCATGATGTCACGGGTAAGCATGCCAAAGTCAGTCGCTAATTCATCTGAATAAGAGCTGACCATCACTGGCAAGCTAGGGTCTTTGCCAAATACCCAACTAGGGAATTTCTGGGTGGCCTCATCGCTCTTACCATTTCTAGGGGGCATAAATATCATAAGCCTGACACTTTTGCCCTGCTTAAGACGTCTATAGCCATCCTCTAACTTGTCTGCAATCTCCCGATGGAACCATTGCATTGAGTAGCGCGGATCAATTGCAATACAATACTCTGCAAACGTGCCATTGTCGGCGACGTCCTTAAGTATCGCTGCGTCCTGCTCTTGCCTGGATAAGTTGAGATAGTTGCTCTGCACTTAATCCTGCTCCTAACTTTTCACCGTCAGATGTTATGTCTATGCTTTCACCGGCTTTGCCAAAAGCCCGGTTAAGCATACCCTCTAGGGCCTGGTTGTTTGCTGGTTTCGTAGTCATGAAATACCACTCTGTCTCCGAGTCTTCCAGCTCCTCGTCAATGAATTGCTTAATGAGGCTAGGGTCAGTAACTATTTCTGTTTCTCTGCGAGCCTTAGCCCCCTTCCCGATGGTCCTAGTAACCATGAGATACTTTTCACCTGTCGCTAAATCAAACTGAGAGTTGAATAGCTTATCTACGTTTTTGGCTACTCTGGCTTTAAATTGCCGTACAGCTTCTTCTTTTTCTATGGTTGCTGGATTTTTACTGTGTTTATGGCGCCCAGCACCTTTTCGTGCACCACCCCATCCGGTTTTGTTCGCATTCTGTTCGTTCTCTTGAATTTCTTTCAAGCTTTCAATTTTACCCATATCAATACCCCACTGCTTTTATGTAATCTTCTACTACGTCCATAAGAATGTTCTTGGATGTATTAGCTATGTCACGATTCAGTCTGCCATCAGGGAATCTCAGGCTACAAACATAACCGCCTTGACACTCAACGATGACTGCGGAGAATGGCTTACTGCTTTGCATTACTCTTCCGTCTCTTTCATCATTGGCTCGTATCGCATATCAATCTTTATGCGAGTGAGCCTACCGTCAACAATGCGGGGTAAGAACGTAAAGCTATTCAACTCTGCTCCTGAAGCTTCCTCTGCCTTTGCAATTAGGTCCGTTATGAGGTCGTGGTATGTTTTCTCGTTACTCATCCCTTCACCCCATACTTCCGCCGAAAACAGGCTATGCTACAGTAATCTTGCATGGGGCTTTTAGAGAAGAAGGTGTTGCAGGTTTGGCAGGTCACTTTAG